TAAGCTATCCGAAACGCCTATATATTCGTAAACGTCACCGTCACGGTACAACTCAAACAGTAAACCAGCAAAGGTGGCTTTTTCGCTTAGCTCCAATCCTAATTCGTCGCCAGGGTAATTTTCGAGATAAAATTTTTTGATTTCCATGTTTTCTGTTTTTTAGTTTTCCAATAATTTAAGACCTAATAAGTAGCCTAAAAAAAAGATAGGCAAAAATCCGATAATTAGGTAAATGATTTTTCCAATTACTTTAAGTGCTTTCCTCATTTTTTCAGTAGTTAAATTCAATTCGATCTAATTTTAAATTCCAGGAATCCTCTAAACTTACTATAGACCTGGAGCTCCAATTGAAAGGAGCTAATTTTTTAGCCTTCATATTTGCTCCCCTCATGCTTTTTGCTTGAATGATTGTGGTAAAAATTACCTGGTGCATCCCGTGACGATCTAGTTTTGAGTACTTTAATCTGTAATTTCTCATAGTTTTTTATTGGTTTTTAGTTAAACATGAAGCAAAGTTACAAAGGTTTATATTGATTGCAAATAAATTGTTAGTAATTAATTAATTTAAATTCAATCTAAATAATAGACCTTTGAATAATCAGATATTTCAGAAATTATTACGGTTGTAACAAAATTGTCTATTTATGCCTAAAGGCGGAAAAAGAGAAGGATCGGGGAGAAAGCCAAAAGTTAACGAAGTCAAGCTTGTTGAAAGTATGGATGCTATATCGGTCCCTGATGAAATATGGCGCGCGCTTTTGTACAAATGTAAACAAGGCGATACTGGTGCCTTAAAATTGTGGCTTAGTTATCGGTATGGTTTACCTAGGCAACAAGTCGATATTACTACCAATGGGGAATCCATAGCACCACCGATCCAATGGCTAACTAAAGGGATCGAGTTTAAAGATGTAGAGTCGATAGAATTTGATCCCGTGGATAGTATTAAGATAGGCATCCAATCCCTTGAAAATGAGGGGGATATGTAACAATATGTATCAATATAGGGGGGGGTATACTTTCGAGTGTAGCCCAACCAGGGGGAAAACCCAAATGCCCAAAATTCAGATATTCAAAAAAAGGGGTACCCCATATCCTGAGTGTACAGGAATGAAACGGAAAATCAAAATGGTGAAAATTCAGATATTCAATGATTCAGCTCTTACCTGACTACAAGCCTTTATTCTATGAGAATCCTGAGACTAGGTACTACTTGATTACAGGTGGTCGTGGTTCGGGTAAGTCATGGACTTTGGCATTGTTTCTCTTGAACTTGACTTATGAGAAGGGTCATGTGATATTGTTTACGAGATGGACGTTGGTGTCTGCGTTTATTTCGATTATCCCTGAGTTTATTGACAAGATTGAGATAATGGGTAAGGAGGGTGACTTTGAGATTACTCAGACGGAGATTATCAATAAGCGGACAGGGTCAAAGATATTGTTTAGGGGTATTAAGACTAACCATGGCACTGCGACTGCGAACTTGAAGTCGATTGCGAATGTGACGACATGGGTATTGGATGAGGCTGAAGAATTGGGGGATGAGGATGTGTTTGATAAGATTGATTTGAGTATCAGGGCTAAGGATAGGCCGAACAGGGTGATCTTGGTGATGAACCCTAGTTTCAAGAGTCATTGGATATATAAGCAGTTTGTCAGGGATAAGAGGGATGATACGACTTACATCCACACTACGTACTTGGATAATAAGCAGAACTTGAGTGAGTCGTTTGTGAAGGCTGCTGAGAAGTCGAAGGTAGAGAACCCTCATCGGTATGCACACTTGTTCTTGGGGGTGTGGTTGGATGACAAGGATGGCTTGCTGTGGAACAGGGAGATTATTAAGAAGGCGAGGTTGGCAGAGGCTCCGAACCTGAATAGGATTGTGGTGGCGTTAGACCCTGCGATTACTGCGAACATGGATAGTGATGAGACAGGTATCATCGTGTGTGGTAAGGACAGGGATGGGAATGCGTATGTGTTGGAGGACTTGAGTGGGAAGTACTCTCCGAATCATTGGAGTAAGATTGCTAATGACGCTGCGTTCAGGTGGAATGCGGATTGTATTGTGGCGGAGAAGAACCAGGGTGGTGACATGGTGGAGGCTGTGTTGAAGAGTCAGGGTGTTGGCACGAGGGTGAAGTTGGTGTCGGCTACGAAGGGGAAGTATGTGAGAGCGGAGCCTGTGTACTCGCTGTATGAGCAGGGGAAGGTGTACCACGTTGGTCAGTTCCCTGCGTTGGAGAATCAGATGGTATCGTTTGATCCTGAGAGGGGGAAGTCGCCCGATAGAGTGGATGCGTTGGTATGGGGATTGACTGAGTTGATGGTGAAGAAGAAGGGTGAGGGGTTTGTGCTGATAAGGGGGAAATTATTTAGGTAAAATTTGTACTTTTACAAATAAAATAGAAATAGATGAATCTTCTCAAGGCATTTAGAACTAAGGAGCTAGGCTTACCACAGGCGTTGCAATGGCAGTATATAAAGGGGGTTTGGATGCCTTACGATGCAAAGGACAGCATATTTATAGATAAGGCGTATAAGAGTATCCCTGTAGTACAGTCTGTGGTTTCTAAGATTGTAGAGAAGTCTGCTGACGCTGTTCCGATGTTGTATAAGGTCAAGGACAAGCGATTTGCAGAAAAGTACTTTGCTAAGAAAAAGTATGTAAAGAGCAGAGAGAATGCTACTGAGTTGGCTAAGCTTAGAGTGAAGGCGTTTGAATCGATTGAACAGCATCCATTCTTAGAGCTGATGGACAGACCGAACCCGACTAGCACAGGAAGACAGCTGAGAGAAGAGGTTGCAGGGTATCTGTTGATTACAGGGAATGCGATTGTGTATGCGAGCGTGCCTGGGGTTGGATTGCGAGCTAAGCAGCCTGTAGAGTTGTGGAGTGTGCCGAGTCCGACTGTGAAGCCTGTAATGTCAGGAGATAGAAGACAGCCATTGGCAGGATATGCGATTACATATAACTTTGAGAATATAATCCCGAATAGTCAGATTGCACATTTTAAGTACTTCAACCCTGTTTCTGAGTGGCAAGGATATGAGAGTACTTTTTGGGGGTTGAGTCCACTAAGAAGTAGCTTGAATGTAATTTCTCAAAAGAGATTTGCAGATGTAGCGCAGGGGTCGTTGTTTGCGAACATGGGTCCTAGTGGTATTGTTAGTGGTAACGCTAGACACGCAGATCAGTCAGAGTTAACTGCTGAGCAGGCTGTAGCGATTAACGATTCGTTCAGACAGAACCACATGGGTGCGCATAATGCAGGAGACATTGTTGTGACTCCGAGTGACCTGAAGTGGGTGCAGATAGGCTTGAGTCCTGTGGACATGGGTATCTTGGACTTTAATCAGGACTTGGAGAGACAGATTGCGAATATCTACGGATACCCATCTCAGTTGTTGACTCCGCAGGGAACATTGGCCAATAGTGAGACAGGTGATACTCGAGTAGTTACGAACTGCGTATTGCCATTGTTGAGAAAGATGGATGATGTGTGGACTAAGATGGCTAGAGAGTGGTATGGAGATAATACCTTGGTAGTGATGTCAGATACTGACGTATATCCTGAATTGGAAGCTGACAAGAAGGAGTTGGTACATTGGATGCGTCAGGCGATGGTATTCAGTCAGGATGAGATTAGAGAAGCTCTAGGTTACGGGACATTGGTTGACGAGAGTCAGGTGTTGGTACCTACTAACTATATGCCGCTGAGTGATATGCGAGGCGGTGATTTGGAGACAGAGATGTATGTGGAGGAGGAAGAGGATGAGGAGGACATCGACATGGACATGGAAGATGAAAACGAAGATATTAACGAAGAACTTTGATCCCTTAAATGGGAAGATAACAGTTAAGGCACAGCGATTGAGCGATGACTATAGCTGTTGGTGCAAGGCCCAGGACTACACGTTTGAGTTTAGTGAAGGAATGGATAAGAAGGAAATAATAGAGCAGACTATAAAGCTGCTTTCTATGATGCCATAAACAAAACACGATGATAATAACAGAGGAAGAGTTCCTACGAGCAGAGGTTGAGGATATGAACTTGACTATGCAGAATGTAGCATTTGTAAACTTGGCTACTAGTGTAGCAGAGTATTGCAAGAAGTTTAATGCAGAAAATGTAATTGATTACGGATGTGGCACAGGAGTGTACTCTGAGGTAATGAGACAGAATGGATTTGATGTCATGGCATTGGATGTGTTCAAGAGTCACAGAGATTACTGCAAGAAAGAGTACCCTGACTTGAAGGTGATTGCTAGACCTAAGGTTGCTGACTTAATGCTGTTTATTGAGGTTGCAGAACACATGACTGATGAAGAGATTGGTAAGGCTGTAGATTTTATAGAGCCACGATTGATAGTATTCAGTTCTACTCCTCATAGAACTCCTAATGATGAGGCATGGGGACACATTAACATCAAGGCTGAGCCAGAGTGGATTGAGTTTTGGAAGAATCTAGGGTATGCACTACTAGAAAGACCACTAACCCCAACAGGATGGACTCTGATGCTAGAAAAAATTTAATCTACTTCATTTATTTCAATGGTAAGCTAGGACATTACCATGTATTGAATCTAAAGCTATTAGAGGTTTATTGGAAGGTATTTGATGGTCAAAAGATTGTCAAGATAGCCGTAGATCAGGACTATTCTATAGAGCCTATAGTTTCAATGCTGCCTAAAGATTGCGAGTACCGAGTTGTAAAGAATATCAGCACAACAGGAGAAGCATTTCACTTCTTAGAGTCCTTAGCAGAAATAGATGGAGGCATGACATTCTATGGTCATTGCAAAGGTGTCACACGGCCAACATGGAGTGGCTTGGACATTTGGATTTCTCACTTGTATAGAAAGAACTTAGAGAATGTACCTAGACTTGGCAATAAGATATTTGCAGGTGTATGCGGTAAGCTGTTGCCTTGCCCTCCTTATGTACCTCAGGACTTCCACTATAGTGGTTCGTTTTATTGGATGGATACAGACAAGGTAAAAAGTAGGATAGGCAAGATTACATTAGACAAGTACTTGACTGAGCGATTCCCAGGCATGATTGCAAATAAAGATGAATGTTTGTTTGGTTTTGCTAGTAGTAACAAGAACTTAAATTTCTACGATGATAGAACATGGAGAGAAATAAGAAGGTAGTATATACTGTACTTCTAGGAGGATACGATGAGATGAGTCCTGCCCCTAAGTTTGAGGGGTGGGACTTTGTGGTATTTACCGATGACTTGTATATTAAGGCTGATGGATGGTCTATAATAGATGTGGATGGAGATGATAAGAAAGATTGTAGGAAGTATAAGTTCTTATCTCATGTGTATCTAAGTGAATACGATTTAGTCTGCTACATTGATGGAAATGTCAGGTTGATAGCAGAGCCTCCGAGTCATCCGATATGGTTTACCCATAGAATGCACAATAGTGTTTATCAGTTTGCCATGACTAGGTCTATTGATTTAGACATGGTTAAAAGGCAGATTAGGTACTACATGGAGCTGAGGTTTAGCGATAAGCTAGGGTTGTACCACAACAATTTCTTTGTGCGGTCGAATCGAAACGAGGTGCAGAATAAGCTCATGGAGAAGGTGTGGGATGTTATTCAAGAGCATACTGATGTTGATGAGTTAGCAGTTCCATTTGCTATGTGGGTTACGCAGTCACGAATGGAGAACATTCAGCATCAGTCATTGCAGAGTAGATACATCAAGGTTAAGCCACATAAGAAGCAACAGGAGGACAAGAAGAACGTTAGTGTGCATCACATCACACCTGGTAGATCAGACAAGAACATTGGCAGGGCTATAAACGAAATAATCGAAAGGCTACCTGAGAACGATTGGATTTGTCTTAGAGACATTGATACGCTACCCATGTATCATGAGAAGATATATCAGCAATGTGAGGACATAGCTAGAGCAGGAGAGTTTGATCTAGTAGGCTGCATGACTAACAGATTGGGTTTGCACTATCAGCTAGTAGGAGGAAGGAAGAGCAACGATTCTGATGTGCTTAACCATAGGAAGATTGCTGTGGATTTGTACAAAGAGCATGGATGTAATGTAATGCCGATACAGCAGGTGATTGGTGGGCTGTTTATGTTGTTTCCTAAGAGTATGTGGAGGCAGGTTGGTGGATTCCCTGAAGGAGGTATTCAGATACAGGGGCATTTCTTTGACTACCACTTCTGCAAGAAAGTTATGCAGCACAGATTAAGGATTGGTATCGCTAAAGGTATATACTTGTTTCACTACTATAGGTTTGAGCATGGAGAAGATACAAGGAAGGCAATTAGTCATCTTCTATGAGTTTGTTACTTTAATAGTTTTTTTCAATCTTTGTGTATGGAATTAATTAGCATAAAAAACGCTGACAGCTATTCAGACTATCCTGAAGCTGTTAGAAACAATGCCAAGAGAGTTCTTAAATTTGTTGAAGAGAATGGTTGGGGACCATGCGGAACTGATGTAGGAAAGCAGAGAGCGAACCAACTTGCTAATGGAGAAGCTGTTAGCGTAGATACGATTAAAAGAATGTACAGCTATCTAAGTAGGCATGAAGTTGATTTAGCTTCTTCTATTTCTTATGAGGATGGATGTGGTCTTTTGATGTACGATGCCTGGGGAGGAAAAGCTGCCCTATCATGGAGTAGAAGTAAACTAAGAGAATTAGGTGAAATTAAAGAACAGAGCGCAAGTATGCTAACTAAAGGATTAAATCAAGGCTTTCAAGATGCAGACATGAAACAAGGAGTTGTTTCAGGTTACTTTGCAATGTTCGGCAATAAAGACCTAGATGGTGATGTTATCGAGAAAGGTGCATTCACTAAGACCATCATGGAGCGTGGACCTCAAGGCAAGAAACTTATTAAGTACTTGCTAGACCATGACTCAAGAAAGTCAGTAGCTCTTATTACTAACCTAGAGGAGGATATGAAGGGCTTGAGATATGAGGCTAAGATTGGCACTCATGCTCTTGGAGTTGACTTTATGAAGATGGTTGAATCAGGGCTTATCAACCAACATAGCTTTGGATTCTCTGTGCCAAAGGACAAGCAGTACTTTGACCAGAGCAGAAAGGCAAATGTTATTAAAGAAGTAATTATGTTTGAAGGATCAGCAGTACAATTTCTAGGAGCTAATCCTGAAACTACATTTATCGACTTGAAGTCTGAAACAGATGCGTTTGAGTACTTGGACAGACTTGAGAAGTTTGTTAGAACCTCAGATGCTACTGACGAGACATTAGTAAAATTAGAAGAAAGATTGAAATCACTTTATGACATTCTAAAGCCAGCTCCTGCTACTTTGGAAGAGAAAGAAGCCGATTTAGACCATAAATTAATTATCGAATCACTTAAATCTACATTTAGAAATCATGGCAGAATTGCAAATTAAGGAAGTTCAGGACTTCCTAGCTGAAGAGCTAACCACTCTTAAGAAGAACTTCTCTACTGAAAGAGAAAAAGACGTTGCTGGATTTGACGCAAAAGTTAAAGACGCAATGGACAAGTTGACTGCTGATATGCAGGCAAAACACGCTGACATCCAGAAAGAAATGGATTTGGCATTGGCTCATGCAAATGAGAAAGCTGCTCAGAAGGTTGAGCGTAAGAACTTCGGATGGTCTCTACATGAGACTTTGAAGGCTAACCACGCTGAGATGGTTAAGAATGTGAAGTCTGGTAAGGGCATGGAAATGACCATGAAAGATTTCAACTATTCTGACTTCACAGGTTATGAGCCTTTCGTAACTGACTTCAGAGATCCAATCTTGGTTAAGTATGAGTCTTTCCACTACAGAAACGTACTTCCTGGTGGAACTATGGCAGGTGAATTCGTTAAGTATCCAAAGGAGAACGCTACTGTAGGTGGTGCTAACACTTGGGCTTACGGAGACGGTTCTAAGCCTGAAATCGAGCCTAAGTTCACTACTTATCAGGCAGATGCTGAGTGGATTGCAGGTCTTATCAAGGGAGTTCCAATCTCTATGATTGAGGATTTGGCTTGGATGACTTCATTCTTGCAGAACAAAGGTCGTGCTGAATTGTTGAAGAAGGAAGATACCTTTATCCAAGGTTTGCTTCTTGACGCTGCTAACTCTGAGAACTACAATGGTTCTAAGACTATCAGCATCGAAATCTTGATTGATGCTGCTTTGCGTCAGTTGAAGAACAACCTTCACACTCCAACTGGAATCGTGTTG